CTTTGGTAGCACCGTGTGTACGTACGGACTTGACATAAGTCAAATAGTCCGAACTATAGATAGTACCTGAACCATCAGCAGGGTTAGTCAAAGAAGCAACGTTGATTTGTGGGTTCAACGGCTTGAACCAACGCATTTGTCCAATAAAAGTTTCAGTATCAGTATTGATATTAGGATTAGAACCGACAATACCAGTACCAGACAGCTTCTTAGCAGCAGTATAAGCTTCATCAGAGTAAGCTCCGAGAGCTTCTTGCAAAACGAAGTTAGAAGCACCCGACAAATTAGAAACAACAGACATAAATCACCTCAGTTTAGTTACGGCGTCGAAGTTGACCCTTCTCAGCCAATTTAATTACCTCAGCTTGTGATAGCTGAAATACACTCTTATTTTGCTTATCGTCAGCAGGTGCTCTGGTTGTTGAACTAGAACCACCACCAGAAGAGACTTTAGGTTTGAATAGGAATGCATTTTCTTGAGTATCTACAAAAACTTTTACGAAGTCCTTCACAGATACACCACTCTTATGTACCCAATTACCCTTTTCATCTTTTACTAGCTGACTAACAATTTCTTTCTGTGCCATCTCTCTAGCAGAATCACTTCTGAATTCAAGATTCAACAGACTACTTTTCACTTCCAAATCCCGAGTAAGCTCGACAATTCGTTGTTCCGCTGATTCTCTTGCAGTTCGTTCCTCTGCTAATTGTAGTTCAGCAGCTTCCTTATGCTTACCCTCATCTTGTAGACGTTTTAGGTTTGCATCTCTTTGCTCTTTTTCCAATTCAGCAGTCTTTTTCCTAGCTTCATCACGCTCCTTAAAAGCGTTATTAAGCTTTTCTTTAATTGGTTTTAATGCTTCCGCAACACGCTCCTCAACTAATTTAGCTACGATGTCTTCATCTTTAGTTTCGATGGTTTTTGTAGTATCCTCTAGTTCTTTAGAACTCTGAGAATTATCGTTGTTTTGGAGATCTGTATTATCAGCCATGATATTCCTTTTGAGTACAACTCATCAAGTTTAATTTAAAAAGAAGAATGATAAATAATGTTATTACTAATAATTTATTATCTATCATTCTTTACTATTACTTACATACTATCTCTCTGGGTTATTATCCGGAGAGAGGGGTATGGGTTAATTTAACACTTTGCTAACCGACACCATACCACCCGCGATCTTCTTTGAAATCGAAAGGGGTATTCTTAATTATTTCTTCCATCTTTAAAATGTCAGACTCTTTTATGGTTTTACCGTTTATTTTAGACTTACCTGCTATTGGAATCAACCCTAAATCTATAGCTTCTTCCAGATACTTATCATAAATCTCTTTTGGTAAACCCCTAGCTAACATCTCATCTAACGTTGCTTTTATTACATTTCTGTTTAATGAATCAGCATACAACTTTTTCAAAGCTACTCTAGCTGTTAACATGTCTGAAATATTCGTAAAGAAAGCATCATGAATAGTAGATGTAGGAATATTGTTTTGCTTACCCCAGAAATGAAAACGTTTAACCAAAGTCGCATCATTAGAGTGATTACCGTTAACAGCATAGGCTGTTCTAGCCTTATTGATGTCTGCTATATCATTTATTTTACCACTCTTATTTATTACTTGTTGCCACCAAGTGGCCTCTGTTTTCTGAGGAACTTGTAGGATGTTGATAGAATAAGTACCGTCAGCATTCTTATAAACAAGTCTTTCTTCAAAACTTTGAGTGAAGTTCTGTTCAACTATCTTTCCATCAAAATTAACCCAAGGTACATTTGTCCAGGATTTTGGTAATTGGTTCGCATGCAATACCTCAACTTCGATAAGATCATTGAGTTCAAGTATGTTATATTTCTTATACTTAGCACCTACTCTTCTGGTCTTTGGATCAGCAACACCATTTATAAGATTATCTAAATTGCCACCAGGCTTCCAGATACTATACCTAGATAAAATGTCTGATATTAATTTTTTCTTGGATTGTGTTCCTAGAACTTTCTGTTTTGCGATCGTTTTCCAATCAAAATCGGAATTTGATGGCTTAGCATTGCTTAAATACGCTTCTGCAAGTCTACCAAAGAATCTTGTAAAATCTTTCAAGATAGGAACTTCATTAGCAAGATGCTCACTCATTATCGCAGCAACTTGCTTGAAGTCATCCGGTGTGATTATTCTTTCATAATCATTGGATAACTTATACAAAGTATCCTTAGTTTTGCTGTCTAAGAAATACAGCTGTTCCATTATTTCATCACCAGGACTTAATCCTTTGTTGAAGATATCTCTTACATTCTTTCGTAGTATTCTCAACTCTTCAGCAGTTTCTAAGTCAAACTTTTCGTATCTTGCGATTCTAGCAGATATCTCATTTAATACGGTATCTCTTTCACTTGCTTTTACGACTAAGACATTTGTATCTTTCGCCAAGACTTTCGATAATTTACCTTCTACATTAAGTGCACCAGTTCTTTCCCCAGCTCCATAAAACTGGACCATATTTTGTCTTAATCTTAAGTTGTATTCGCTAATTTACAACTGATCTTCATAAAAGATCCTATGCATTACTGCACAGAGGAGACCATATCTTCAATCGACTTTCGTCGAAAGTTCCGCGTTTCCGACACCAATAGCTTGTGTCGTACAGACTTCATAATCTGTTCTAGATCGTATGTCTTGGTCGTTGCACCTTCAAGAGAGTCCCCTCTCAAGCTTGGCTCAGGATTGACCCGAAGGTTGTTCCCTGAATTAACGGAATTTTATAAGACCCAATTTAAGCCTTAGCTGCTTTTCTCAAATCCTTTTCAGTAAGTCTAAGCTTAGTATTCAGCTTCTTAAACCTAGGATCATTGTATGTAGCTGCAGCAATCTCATCGTATAACCTACGTTTCTGATTAGTAGTTACTACATTGCTCATCTCTGCAAGTCTCTTATTTCTTGTAGTCAAAGCAATAATTTGTGCCCCAGATGACGATGCATCCTGCTCTAAAGCCAATGCTGTTCTGTAGCTATCCAATGTCTTTAATGAATTGGCTGTATAATTACCTTTTAGATGATTATCAATCTTTGCAACTTCAATAGCAAATCTGAAGAATTTACCAAGATCTTCACCATCAACTTCTGCAACAGTTTTAGATTCAAGTATAGCTCTAATGTCTGCTGGCTTTGCCTTAATCATGTGATTGCCGATAGTAACAAGTTCACTACGCCATTTTTCAGCAATCTTTTGTCTACCAGTAAATGTTAGTGAATTATATCTTCCTTCAAAAGAATCACTAAGACCACCCAGAAAAGCACCTACTTGATCTTGTAAATTCTTGAAACCATTAGCTGTTAGAGGCTTCTCGAAATCCGTATTTAGGAATGGTCTAAAAGATTCACCAGCTTGCGGACCTATAAAACCTCTCTCGTAGATACGTGCTCTGTGATCTAAGAAAGGATTATTGGAGAAGCTTTGATTCTTACTTCTGAAGAAATCCATCATCTTAAAGCGTTCGTATGTATCTCCACGAGATACCATGTACTTACGATATGTGTTCAAATCATCGTAAAATTGAGCCTTACCTTTGTCATCTTGGTAATACAACAATTTTTTAATAAAATCGTAGAAGTCTTCATCAATCTTATACTTGGCTTTAGCAGTCCAGTTTAAAGCATCAGCCATTGTTGCATCAATCATCGCTACAGGAAATTCACTATAACTGGAAGAAGATATAATAGGGATTCTGGTATTATAATAACCGAGAATACCTCTGTCTACAAAATAATCTTTATAACCTTCTCGTATTACAAATCTATTTTTATCAGTCATGGTCCCGATACGCATACCAACATCAATTTGTCTATTGAGTACAGAATATCTTGAAATCTGAGGATCAGTAACTCTGATGTTGTATGAAACAGTATCATAATATGGGCCAAAATATGCACCACTCATTCTACTCTTCATTCTTCTCTTTTGTACACCAAAAGTTTCAATACTGAAGAACTTGTGAACATTTCTTGAATCTAGTAGTCTCATACCAAGATCATACCAGGAACGTCTATCACCATTCAAATTAGCTGCATTATATAGATCTCTACCCAGTCCAACAGCGAACTGATCTCTATCAGGAGAGTCAGCTAAACTA